GCCCATGTGAGCTCCCAACCGGAATACTCGGGTCCACAGACCTTGATTTCAATATCTAAACCGGAAAAGTAAGGTTCTAAAATGCTTCTTAAAGTGTCTACGTCTTTTTCTGATTCATAATCTACATAAATGTTTATTTTGACGTCTAAGTCATAATCTAAATAAGCGCGAACAGTGTTAACTAGTGAATTTATGCGGTTTAAGGGTTGGTACGCCGTTATCGCGACCCACATCCGGGACCCAGAAAGCGTGGAAGTGTGAGTTTTCATCAGTACTCGATCGAAAAATTACCGCGACGTTGTAAAAATGTAATCAACCAAGTGTATGCGTCCAGTAAGTCGTCATGAGCTGTAGAACCAACGTTGATCAACTGGTCAAAAAGACCATCAAACTTACGATATTTGTTAAAAGTCACCTTTTTATTTTCTAACAACCCCAAAGTGCCCCTAAATCTAGCAATTTTGTCCCCCCGGAAACCTTTAACTTCGTGAATATGAAGGTTACTTAAGCCTCGTTCATTCAAGAGGACACGTCTCAGATCCGCTGCAAGCGACGCTTGGTACGCAACGGACTCAACCACCAGGGTCACCGTGGAATACGTAGGGAAAAACTGCCCATCTTGCTGCGTCAGAATGCCCCATTCCAGCAGCATATCGCAGAGCAGGTCGATTTTTTCAAGGTTTCCGATGGATCGGCACTGGTGCGCATCGATTATGTAGTAGTTATCTTTAAGACGACCACCTAACACGAACGCTGTGTAATCACTTGTTTCATTCTTACTAGCGGACAGGTCGATACCAACAGCCAAACTGTCGAACTCGGTAACCACTTCACCCTTAATAAGTAGATCAGGGGACACAACCAAGTCAGAGGTCATGACCGGTTGTTGCTGATACTGATACGCGAACGCAACGGGATCAAGTTCTTTCTGACCCAGCAAGTACTCTGCGCTCCACTGCTCCGGCCAGTAGCTGACTGGTTCCCCACGATCGTCGTACGTAATAGCTTCCTGTGTCACTTGTTTCCATCCTTTCTCCGGAATGAACATCGTTTTATGGATGTCCAACGGGTGGAATCGAGTTCCCAGACAGATCGAGCGACCACCCTCAAAAATAATCGGAGCGATCACAGAGCTCCAGTTATTATTCATCTCGTCCCTAATAGCAGGGTTTTTAATATCTGCACTAGACTTAATAGGGTCATCTACGATAACAATATGAGCACGCTTTGATGTAATGGAGCCTCGGAGCCCTGCAGCACGCAGGGTAAATTCTTCGTCACCGAGCCTAGGAATACCAGCGTAATCAAAGTCGATCGACCAGCCGATATCAGATTGCATACCTGACCGCAGCTTCACCCGTGGGAATACTTTGCGATAGTCAGGAGAGTCGATAATCTGCTTGATAATACGACTCTTAGGAATAGCTGTGGCAATGTTGTACGAACAGTAGATAATTTGTAAAGGTCTCTTCTCCGTTGTATGTCGCCCGATTATCCACGCGGTAAACAGGTTCAATACGGTCGACTTTGCCGAACCCCTCGGTGCCAGAATATCAAGATTTTGTCCAGCGATATCTAATAGGTACTTATTTGATTCACCTGTAATTAAATGTCTATGCCACTCCAACATGTGCCGCGCTGGAGTTTTGTCTAGAATAGTACAGAACGTATGAAAGTCATTAGCTGCTCTAGTGTATATGGTATCAACAGATTTATCTGTGCTCTCCGAAGCTCTCTTAGCCTGTAACTGAGCACTACGGCGGTAAGCGAAAGAAGCACGGCTAGGCATATCAATAAACTGACAGTACTGCTATATTGATTGTACTAGAAACTCAAACCAAGCATGTCGAAAATTCTCTGGTACGGAGATGCTTGTAGTAACACAGGGTTTGGTCGTGTAACACACAGTGTTCTAGAGCACTTAAGCAAAGATCATGAAGTTTGCGTTCTAGGCATCAACTATACAGGGGACCCTCATCCATATCCGTACAAAATTTACCCAGCTTGCGCCGGAGGATCCCAAGACCGTTTCGGCATCAACCGAGTTTCAGAAATCCTTCAAAAGGAAAAACCTGACGTAGTTATCTGTCTGAACGATATATGGATCGTAAATCAGTTTTGGGAACGTTGCCATTTTCTTAAAGACGATCTGAAGTTCAAGTTCATCGCTTATTTCCCGGTAGATAGCGAAAGCTACTACCCGGACATGTTGCAACATATGTCCTTCTGGGATTTAGCAATTACTTTCACCGTCAATTGCGCTCACAGAATTCTGTCGCACGGAATCAATATCCCACGGTTGGGAGTTCTACCCCACGGTGTAGATAACGGCAGGTTCTACCCAAGGGATAAAAAGGAAGCCCGCGAACAAATCGGATTACCTCCGGACAAATTCATTGTTCTTAACGGTAACCGGAATCAGCCTCGTAAACGGATCGATCTGACAATCCAGGCGTTCGCCGAATTCGCTGTCGATAAACCCGACACCATGCTTTACCTCCACATGGGGGCAAAAGATCTCGGCTGGGATGTAATGCCTTTGTTCCGCCGCGAAATGACGAAGCGCGGACTGGATGACAAACATCGGCTAATCTTGACCTCACCTAACATGAATTACATGGACGCACCTCCAGATACATTATTGAATACTATTTATAACGCTTGCGATGTAGGTCTCAATACTGCTGACGGAGAAGGTTGGGGCCTTGTAAGTTTCGAAAACGCCAGTTGCCGGAAACCTCAAGTTGTCCCGAATCACACAGCCTGTAAGGATATTTGGGACGGAGCTGCACAACTCGTGGATATTGCCACGTGGGTGGTCGACAAAGACCTCGGTGTCGAACGAGGTTTAATTGATGTCGGTCATGCCGCCAGACTTTTAACCGAATTGTATGAAGACAAAGCAATTTATGACGAAGTTGCTGATGCTTGCTACGCCGTGACGCAACGCCCCGAATATCGATGGGAATCTGTTGCGATGGGTTTCTCAAAAGCTATTTCCGACTTGGTTATTTGATCATGCAAACAACTCACCGTTTCTTTCACGCATACAGTGACGTTCTGTTTCCCGTTAAAACTGAAGCCACGGGGGTACCAACGGTCTATGAGCAAGCAGAGCAACTAGGCGGAAAATTTACCAGGATCGTAAATGGACTGCCCGAAAATACGATCGCAAACTTCAATCCTTCCTTAATTCGATTTAACGAAACGAATTACATTGCTTGGCGGTGTCAACCCCAGCCTTTTGGGTTTAGGTATGATATGAAGTACTTTTATTTAAACGGACAGCCTAACGATATCTACATTGGAATCTTAGGTAATGATGACGCCAGTGTCATCGGAACAAAGAAACTAAGACCAAAAAAACACAGATTGAGTTACGAAGATCCTCGTTTATTTAAAGGACCTGACGAACAGCTGTACGTACAGTTCATAACCTCTACGTACGCCAGTCGATATGACACAAAAGACTACAAATTGTTTCACCAACCCAAAGTGTCTGTCTGTTGGGTAAACGAAAACTTTGACGCTGTTAAGTCGGCCACGCCTCCGATTGGTGAGAACCTCGTAAAAGGAAAACCAGAGAAAAACTGGTGCTTCTTTAGTCGCAAGGATGAGCTGGCTTGTCTTTACTCAACTCGGCCTTTGATTGTCGAGAGCGAAAGAACACCTCGGATCGAAGTAGACACTCAAATCCTGGACACAGTAACGAGAGGCGCTCCGACTTTCAACTCAACAGCACCTATCGATCTAGGGTATGGTTATCTGATCTTTTACCACTGGAAACACACCGCATTTGCTCCTAGTGGTAAACCATATTTGCTGTATCATGTAAGTGCTTACATGGTAGATAAAGAGTTCACAAAAGTGACGTACATCGTTGACAAACCTCTATTTACGGGTTCTCTCAACGACAGAGTTATCGAGTGGACTGATTTAATGGGGACACCTGTCTCAAACCAACCGGCAGTGATCCTACCGTTCGGTGCCTACGTGCACGGAACAGAGTTAGTTATGTCGCTTGGTGTGAACGATGCCTTTATGGGTATCTTTAGAACTCAATTAGAGAACATTATGAAGCTCTTAAAAAGAGCCGATTAGGACTTTTCTTCGTTCTCTATGGTTGTCCAAACCAGCAGCGAGGCGTCCTCTAATAAAGCTTGGACGCCTGGTTGCCCATCAAACGTTTGGATAAGCTCGCGCAAACAACGATCAGCGCCAGCGAGTAATAAACCACGCCGATCAAGACCGTCAGAAATAGCCCGTACCGCCTGAATGTGACTGCGAAGCTCTTTTTGCAGCGCTGATATTTTAGTGGCTGCGGTAGCATGATCTAACATTTGATTCTGAGTCATATCTCGCACATTACGGATATCCAGCTGAAGATCATCAATCTCGCGCAGCAAGACTTTGCGGAGATCTTCTTTGGGATACTTCTCCTGAATCCAGGCCGTAAGATCCGAGATACTGCCAGCGTAGGCAGGGTTTAGAAAACGAGCATAAAGATAAGCTTCAATGTCTGACGTAGCATTTTTTGCATAATATACAAACGCGTCTTTCTGCGCCTTGTCGAGCGAAGACAACCACGAAGCAACCGTGGTGGAATCTCCGATAGCGGATTTGATCATGCGAATGCCCGCTGGCCTGCCATAGCCATTCCAGCACCAAACCGCTTCAGTGCCAACTGACCTTCAATCTGACCACGCTGCAAAGCTAAAGCATTACGTGTATCTTCCTGAGCTTTAGCGATATTTAAGTTAGTTTGAGTAGTTGCAAGCATCTGCTGAGTACGCCCTTTCATTGCGTCTAGCCCGGCCTGAGCTGCTGCCGTTGCAGTAGGCAGGAGCAACTGAGTCTCCCCTTGTAATCCAGTTTGCTGCAGAGCACCAGCCGTGGTACCAAATTGCTTAGCTAATGCCGAAGCAGTTTCAGGGCCAAGCATTTCGGTTGCAAGTTTGGCTTTGCCCGCAGCTTCTCCCAACCCGATAGCACTGCTAGCAAGTTGAGATGCAATACCGGTCTGAAGACCTGCAGCCGTCAGATCTTTCTGTTTGGCGACGTCGAACTGACCTAACGCGCTTTCAAGAGCGACATTGGCACGGTTGCCGAGAAGACCGGTATAAGCACCAGTCATCGCCGCAAGCTCTTGACCGGCTAGCGTGCTCTTTACCTGCCCTGGCATTAACTGGGCGTATAGAGAAGAGAAGTCAGCTTGGCCTCCTCCTCCGCCTCCCATGAAAGCACCGGCTAGTGAACCAAGCCCACCTAGAGCGGTCCCGATTCCCATTAAGGTACCGCCAGTACCGGCGAATAGCGCAGGGGCGGCAGCGGCAGCGGCAACAGGTGCAGCCATAATTATCCTCGGGGGCGGATGTTGAAAGGAGCCGTAGACGCCTTATAAATTTCGGCGAAATTAGAAAGATTTGGAGTCATTGCCGAAACCGTAGCAAGACCCAAAGCCATCTGTTGACGAGCGTTAGCTTCAATCTGAGCAGCTCGGATATCACGCCACGCCTGGATGTTCTGACGTTCAATCTCTGCCGCTTGCTTTTGGCGCTCACGAGGAGCACGCAAAGCACTCATAACCGTGGCAGCTTCGATTAAGTTCCG